CCACTAATTACTACCAACCCATCAACTCCGTTGTCAATAACAAACTTTACTAAAATTGTAGTGCGGTCTTGTTGTTGCTCAAGTAAAAATAAATAGCCATAACCATCCAAAGTTATAAGACCATCACAAGTTACACTCCAACTAGCTATGTCGTTTTTAAACTCCCTGTACCACGCACTCGTTTGGCTTGTTACCTCTTTTTGGTCAACACTTACACTAAATGTGCAATTTGTTGAACACGAAAAAGCAATATCCCTACCTGCTGGATAAGCCTCTGAAGGTGGTTCAAAGTAGTATAAAATTATATTGTTGCCAATTACATTGTCTGCCATAAGTACAAATTTAAGTATATATTCCTATTATCACTCCGTCAATCCTTATTTGGTAAACTTTTGTATTAGGATATGTTGTAACTACCTTATACCATAAGTAATCCCCATTAAAAGTAATTCCACCATCACCATCTTCATAAAACACATCACCATAGTCAGGGTCAGTAATTCCGTTCAATGTGTAAATTACACTTGCAGTTAATGTTCCAGCATAAGCCTCTCCACTTGTGTTGTAACCATTAGACCTTAAATGCGATACTGAAGGAACAAATGGCGGTGTACTTGTTGAGTTTATTATCTCGTATATATTAGCTTCAACATTATCACTATTTATATCTAATAATGTTCCTTGAATAGTATCATTAAATAAATCAATCGTTGTATTACCAATCATATATTGCTTATTAGCAACGCTTATTTGTGCTGGGTCAGTATCAGTTGCCTTTATCCTCATTGCACCGCTAAATCTACCTTCATCGGTGTTCATACCCATAAAAGTAGAATCTATATTGATTACATTTTTGTTTAGGTTATTAGAATATTGTCTAATGACTAATTGACTTAAAGAACGATACTTATCCGATAAATATTCATAACGATACCAATTCTTTAAGTTAAGTCCATCTTCATCTGCTAAAAACCCTTTATAAGAATAGTACCCATTGTAACTATCATTAAATCCTAAATCTAAATCTGCATTAAATACATATTCATCCGTATTATTTAATGAAGCAATACATTGATAAGATTGAAAAGCAGGTTGAATAGTAAATATAAAATTACTTACTGTGTTTGCAATTACTGTTGATTTCCAATAAGATGAAGCAGCTTTTGCCAATACATATTCAAAATAAATTGTGCCTGATTCGGGTGCAGGTGGTAATGTTAAATTTAATTCAGTTAATGTTGTATCAACATCATACGGCTCAAAGTAATAACTTGAACCGCCAAACTCCCATTCTTTATTATTGTCTATGCTATAAAACCCTGCTGGTGTTTGTAATTGAATCCTTAATATAAAAAACGCATCAGGAACAGTTGCACCAACTGCTACAAGATTTGAATTAAAAGAAATATGCACCACTTCATTAAAAGCTATATTAGGAAAATATGTAGGTCTTATAGATGCGTTATATGGTGATACAACATTTGTAATATCTATGTAATAATCATTTGATAATTTACTTGGATATGGTGCTACAAATATTAATGCACCATTTACATCTTCAGTCCAAGCGTAAGCGTGAGTGGTTGATACTATTTGTTTTAAATCGCCATTAGTAATATAGTTTGAAGGATATTCAATGTTCTTATCAAATTGTACTTTGTTATAACCCTTTCTCAATAGTTTCATTTGGCTATTATCAACAAAGAATAAACCTGTTGTATTATCAACAAACCCATCTATTAATCCATTAAAACTTGTAGTTCCTGAATCAACAACTAACCCTGCATTATCATATTCAGTAAACCAATATGTTTCTTGTGCGAATTGTGAAACTGCTAATATTTGCCATTTGCCTTGTGCTTGAAATAATCTTGCACCAAATCCCTTTACTATTTTAGTAATAACTGACAAGCAATTATCAACCTCATAATCATTAGTAATAAATAAAGCAAAGTTTAAATATGATTGTTTTAATGGGTCAGCCCAGCTTACATCTGCTCTATCATCCATTCCATCTGCGTAATAACTTATTCCTGTTATAACATTTAAGTTAATAGGGAAAGCTACTGCGTTTAATGAGTTTAATATGTAAAACATACAATCATTAAAATCACTTAAAACATAATCTTCAGCTAATGGATAATTAATCTTTTCTAATATACCCAAACCATCTACTGCATTAAATGAAAGTTCTTTTCTGCCTGTTGTAAATGCAAATTGAACGCTATCACTTAATGCCCATCCTTGCCACTCTAAATTTTCATCATAGTAAAGTTTACATAAATACTTTCTATCGTTTAATGTTGTCAAGTTTGGCATATTTTCAATGTCATCAGTAACATCTAATCCAATACTTAATTGACTTGCATAAATAGGCTCAAAAATATCATCACTTCTTGGTATATATTGCAATTGAATTGTAGTAGCAGGATATTCAATTAAATCCCCAGCATAACCATCTTCTAACATATACAATGTTGAAATACTACCACTCTTGGAAGCCATTGTAATTTTATATTTATTAACGTATGCCATTATACTCCCCTTCTTAAATTAAGTGAATAATTAGACCTTTGTAATGCTAAAACTAAATCATTTCCTTTTAATACAAATGAACCACCACCAACTCCACCACCGCCATTCATTGCACCTGCATTAAATGTAGTATTAAGCATTCCGCTTAATTTACTTAATGGGATAATAGCTTCAGGACCAGCTTCCCCAACCATTCCTATATGTGGACTTGTTGCAATTCCACCTGTTGCGTATTTCTTACCACCAAATGCCCCTTGTAAAGCACCACTAGCAGCAAATATTGCTTTAAGTTCAGGGAATGCAGTGAGTATAGCCTCAAATATTGTTGCTTGTATAATAGCAGCAGCAATTGATTTAGCTATATTTAAAAACATTTGACCAATAGCATCAAGTGGATTAGTTCCTTGCTCTAAAGCATCCCAAACACTCATTAAACCATTTGTAACATTACCAGCTAACATATTAGCAAAGTTTTCGTAAGCTTTTGCAGTATTATCAACTTTTTCCTTTTCAATTGCCCATTCTTTTTCTCTTTGTTTAGCATCTTTACCTAAAAAGTTACCTAAACTATTATCTTTTCCTGTAACCCTTTTAGTTTCTTCACCCATTCTTTTTTTCCTTTGGGCAGCTTCACCTTTATCACCATAGGTAAGAATAATAGCATTATCAAATCCTTTATCCTTAAATATTTTTTTGTATTTCTCAATATCCATTAACTGTTGAGCCAATTCATATTTAAGTGCAGCAGAAAATTCTTTTAAAGTATCTAATGACTCTTTTGCTTTATTTTTATCAGGAGTTGGGAATAATGTAACTTTTGCTAATTGTTTAAACGTATTAGATTGTAAAGCATTAATATCAGCAGTAATTGATTCATTTAATAATTTATATTCATCATTTATTGCTTTAATATTAGCATCAACTGATTTAATATCAAACAACCCTCTTGGACCTCGTGCTTCTTTTAATTTAGTTTCTTGGTCTTTTTTAGCTTGTGCTTGTTTAGCGTATAATAAATTTAATTGCTCAATATTATTTTTTTCTTTAGCAGTTGCATCACCTTGCATTGCTGCTTGGTTTACTAAAGTTTGATAAAACTTTTTATCTTGACCTAATTTTGCATCTTGTATTGCAGCACTATTACTATATAAATCTTTTAATTGCTTTAACGCTTCTTCTTGTTGTGTTTTATTTCCACCTGCAATAAGTTCTGCTAATTGTATTCCAATAGTTCTTTTAGTTTGTTCTCCACCAATTAACTTGTAAATATCATCAGCAACTTCTTTAAGTTTCTTTCTAAATGCCTCTAATTCAGCAGTTGGTCCTTTAAAGAATGCAGCTATTTCTTTACTAAATGTAACCGCCAATGAAGATACTACACCAATTGCAACACCAACCCCTGCTGGACCCATTAACCCAGCAACCATTGCTTGTAATGCCTTTTTAGTTCCCCCTTCCGTTGCAGCTAATCGTTGGAACGATTCAACCATAGGGTTAAGGTTATTCGCAATACCCATAATACCATAAGGAGCATCTTGAGCAATCCTTGAAAAGTTTATAAGAGATTGCGAAGCATCACCCATTGGTTTACCTAATCTTCCAGCTTGTTGATTTAATTGAGCAATTGTACCTTTTAAATTATCTATGTTTTTATTAAGATAATTTATCTCACCAATATTAGTAGCTTTCTTTAATGCACCTTCAAATTGTGCAAGAGTATTTTGTGCTGCCTTTAAGCTAGATTGTAGTGCTGAAACATCGGCATCAATACCAATACTAAACTTATCAAATGAATCTGCCATAATATTTTAATTTACTCCGTACAACTTTAGTGTCCTTGCCAATTGGTCGCTTGTCAACATTACCTTTTCTTCTTCTACTTCCAAATCATCTATTGCAGGTATATGCCAAAAAGACTTTATACTTTTGGGTGATTTTTCAGTTGTGTTACTTAAATATACAATATAGGCAAGGTTTCTAGTCCTTGCCCATTCGTTTAACTCTTGTTTTTCTTTACCCATTACGATAATAGAAAAGTCTTTCCAAGTCATATCCCAAAACTCATTGGGTCTTATATTGCATTCAGCAGCTTTCACTAAAATATCATCCCACCCTAACTTTACTAGACTTTTTTTTTTCATCTTTAGGAGTTCCTTGTACTGCCATAACTGTATTTTCTACAATATACTTTAAGTATAAAAGGATTTGTCCTTCAGGATTAAAAATACCGCCTATTTCATCAATCCAATCGCAAATATCATCTTCGGTAAATTCTACTTCTTGTTTGGTACTTATACATCCTGATTTATATCCGATATGTATTAGTTTTACAATGTTATCCAAGTCGTATTGGTTACTACCTAAAAACTCAAAGTACTTATCAATAGTTATGTCTTTTGCTTTGCAAAATTCCCTCATTGACCAAGTACCCCATTTTAATTGAATTGTTTTGTTGTTTAGTTTTAATTCAAACATAGGTTATTGATTTACGCTTGTTCAGTTTGTGTTAATGGTGGTAATGTTACTACGAAAGTTGCAGTAAATTTAACATCATCTTTATCAGCAGCGTTTACTTCAAAATCGCTAATAAATACTTGACCTGAATAATACACATCTCCTGAAGTTGGAGTTGCTTTACCCATCTTCATATTGAAGGCAGTTTTAGCAGCGTGAGCAGCATACAATTGTTGGTAAGAATCCTTACTTGGAGTTCCTGTTTCATCAATTGCAAATCCTTCAGCTTTGAATGATTGAGTAAATGAAGGACCAACTTGATATTGGTCTCCACATTTAGAAGTTGCATCAATAGTGTTTACTGTTGATGTCATTGAGTTAGTTGTAAGACAAGCGACTGCTTTAAATGTTGCGTCTCCGTCTATGTCAGCGGTAAGAATATAATCTCTTGCTGATACTTTTGTTTCTGCCATTTTATTTTAATTTTGAGTTATTATTAAATTATAAGTTATTATTGTTCGCCATACATTATCCGAAGGGTTTAAACCATCCAAATTTCTAATTGCACCCACCACCAAACTTGTAGCATAAAACCCATTTGATAAGGTTATTGCGGTGTCGGAATTGATTGCAGCTAGTATTAAATCGCTTATTGTTTCGGCTCTTTTATATCCAAAGTTACTATTTTTTATTACAATGTCAACATCAATGGTAACTGCATTGGTGTAACTTATTTTGCCTTGTTCCTGTGCCGATGCCCTTCCATTCATTATCACATATTCATTAACTCCGTTATCAGGTGCATATCCATCGTAAACAGGCAATCCGCTTGAACTTGTCAAGTAAGTATAAAACCACTTCTTTATTTCTATATTAGGATTTAACATTCTTTATTACATTTTGTATGTTCTTTCTCAAAATAGGTATTTCACTTTCAAAGGCTGGTATTAAATAAGGTCTTGGTCGTAGGTTTATTTTTCTTATTCCTTTTCCTTTAAATTGATATGCAAAATCTTCATATCCAGCAGGAACATTAACTGTTCCACCTGTGCCAAATTCTACATAAGGAGCGTATTTTAAAGCACTTCCAACTGTATAAACAAGTTTTTTATCTTTAAATACACTTACCAATTGTATTGAACCTAGTAATCTACCTTTATCAGTAGAATTTGCAGCAACTGACTTTTTTGCTTTGCTTTGAATATTTAATGCAGATGCGTTAACTTCATTAGCAACTTCCTTTTCTATTTGTATAGGTAGTTTCCCCAATCTTTTAATTAGTGCATCAAGTCCTTCAATCTTAAATGAAACATCATTTGCCATTAGAAATACATTAATATTTCATAATACCTAAATTGGTTTTCTACATCCTTCAATGAATGAATAACATAAGTTTCGCCTTCTGCTTCTATTTTGTAGTTATTTGTGATTGTTACATCATAACGAATAAATAGCTTTGCAGCCCTTGTATATGTTATTTGAGCATCCATTAATTTTCTGCTTTCATCCATAGGTCTAAAATCCCCAAATACAACCTCTTGTAAGGCATAGGTAGTTGTGTAGCCACCTTGCCCATCAGCGGTGATTGTAGGCACATATAAGCCTATTTCCGAGTACATTGTGTTGGCATCAACATAGTTTGCCTTTTTGCTTCCTATCCTCATA